TTCCCCACCCACCCCCGCAACCGTACCCTAGCCCGCCGCCACCTCCGGCCAGCGTGGTGTATCCGCCAGTATCGCTCGAGAGCGCCGGCTCGAAAATTTGTGGCGTACGGCCCGTAAGATCCTGTAGCACTGATACGATGGCAGCGCGCGTCCCGCGCTCGCGAAACAATTCGCGTTGGATCGCGGCCCGAAAAGCGGTATCATCTTGCGCCGTACGTCGAGCCAGGCGTGAGCCGAAATAGTCCGGCGCTATGATATCAAGCAAAATCTCGGTCGCAGTTGCGATGCGTGTCTGAGCCTGCACATATTGCAATTGTTTGTAGGCAAGACTCCATCCGGCGGCTAATCCAGATAACAGCGCGTCCAATACAGGCGCGCGGTCCGGGAACCACCGTAGTGGCAACAGGGAACGCAGGCGCCCGAGAATGTCCTGCTGATCGCCAGTCATATCAGTTCACCGCAACAGTTCCCGGTTTGATAACGCTCGCTGGTGAGGCCGGAAGGTCGTCCACCGCGTCGTCTATCCTGAGGGCACTGACGTTGATTATCGATGGGCTCGCCGAGTACGCGATCTGCGCCAGTCTTGTCAGTGCAAGGCCGGATCCGATGGGCAAGGCACTGATGTAGTTCCTGACTGCGTTCCCCACGACGGCTTGAATTGGCGCCTTCGCTGTATCTACAGTGATTATCATCGAAATATCAGCCCTGACAACGGCCGGCGGCTGAACGCTGAACAGTGATCCAACGGGCCGTACCGCTTCAATTGCCGTCTGCACGGTTGAAAGAAGCGCGCTGGATGGGCTTCCGGATCCGTCATCGACTGTCACGACGAACTGCCCGATGCTGGGCTGGCCCGCCGGATCGGTGTTCTCCTGAATGGAATAGTTCAGTCCTTGCTGGATACTGGTGATTGCATATGCGACAGCAGTTAGCGTCGCTCGGGAGCGGCTTGCGATGAAGTTCCGAAACCGGCTCCTGAAAGCATCGTCGGACTCAGCATCGAGGCCGTTGAGAAAGGCACCTGCATTATACACCGCGTCGATGCCTGGCACTGCCGAGGCGAGCAACGAGATCGCGCCTGCCTGAATGTTCCCTGAGGTTCCGGGCACGACTGCGGCCACCGGGAGATCGAGTGAGGCAAGACCGCTGGCTACGACGTACCCGTCGCCCGCCTCTGACCAGGCTGCGTTGGTCGTGTCTTTCGAAACGGAAAAGGTCTGTGTGCCATCGGCTGTTCGGACCAGCGTTCCAGATGGCACCAGAGCGGCCATCGTTGGCGTGATCCGCGAGAATGTAGCGCTGCCTGTGGCACTTACTGAAGGTAGTCGGGTCAACGTGAAGTCCGCCATCCAGCTGTCAAGATCGGCGCCGGTGCTAGTGGCCGCTCGGGTGGCTCGCAGTACTTGCAAGATGAGCCATTGCATCCATAGGCCGACGGAAGCGTTCGCTTCCAGTATCGCGCGGAGGGTGGACCCTACGGTTAGGTCCAAGATCTGCGTTGCGGACGCCTCGACGGCTGCGGCCATCGATTCGACTAGCGTATTGAATGTGCGGAGTGAGAGTCGCATTTGGGTCAGCCTGACACGGAGAAAGAGACGACCTGCGTCCGCCCGCTTTTGACGTCGACATATCGGATGTAGACATAGACGGTGCTGGAAGCGCCGCCCGGCGCGATCTGAACATTGATCAGTGGTTCAGGTTGGCGCGCTACCGACGCCTCTTTGAATATCTGACTACGTATCACCGCCCTGATCTGTAAGGGATTAGCTGGTTGCCCGATGAAACGAGCGAGACCTGCGCCATAGTCCAATTGCCAGATATAATCGCCAGGATTGGTAAGAAGGCGTCGCAACACGCGCTGCTGACCCCACAACGCGCCGTCGGCCGTGTTGAGGTCTCCGGTCGAACCGATGACCAGATCAGATCCCCACTGATGGAACACGTCAGCCACCACGGTCAGTCCAGCTGATTGGGTGTAGTTGTCGTGCCGCCGCGCGAATCTACGTGCGTATGACCATCATAGTGGCCACGCAACCGCGACAATGAGCCCTGTTGGTCATAGATGTTACCGGCAACATGTAGGTCTCCCCGCATCTGAATGGTGCCGTCGTTTTGCAGCTTGATGAAGCTTCCTGACTTGTGCATGAGCCAAAACTCGCCCACTGGAACAGTGGGCGGTGTCTGCGTACTTGAGAATGCGCGCCCTATGATGAGACCATGTTCTGCTTCGCCCTCCTGCGCGATCACAAGGACCTGGTCGCCAGGTACGGGAGGGCAACACATTCCCCAACCTGAGCCAATCCACGGCGACAGTACGGGCAGCCACCCGCTCAGTACCCCCTCCGGTTGGAATGTTACCTTTGCGGTTGCTGTCGACGGATCCACCGACGTCACAAGACCAAATCGGGGTTGGCTACCTCCCTGGTCGAGGGCGCCCGCGTGCTGTTTGATGATATTCAGAAATCGTTCCATCGTTATGCAGTCGTCGCGCTGGATCTTGGCGAGGAGTTGTGAGCGAGGATGTCCTGAACCAATCCGCCGTCTTGGCGAAACCGCCTTTCAATGACGTCGATAAGGTAACTCTGATCGAAGTCGGTACCTGTATCGCGGATAGCAACAACGCTGCGCGGCGTGAGTACGAGTTCTCCCGGCATAGTAATCCTTACCGTTCGCTCGTGCCGGGTCAGCTCAGCGACTTTGTTCTTTGCAAACTTCAACGCATCACCGGGTGTCAGGTTCGGGCGGATGAAAACGTAGCGTTGTGGTGATCGGCTAGACTGTTCGACGCCGTCGCTTTGGTTGGCACCCACCTGTTGCGAGTACGCTGAGTTCTGGCGCGAATTCCAGCTCTTGACGACGACTTCTATGTCACGTGCCAGAGTAAGAGATCTTGCCAGCTTTAGCTCTAGCAAATCCTGCGCACTCAGTGTCAATGTGAGGTCACTAGTTTGAGTAGCTGGTTGAAAGCAGAGAGCCTGACCCTGTACGAACAGATCGAAGCCTTCCTGTTGTGCAAGAAAGGCCAATAAGTCCCATTCGGTTGTCGCTCGACAAAACTGGTTCAATGTCGTGCGATCATGTTCGGCTCGGTAGTATCGGCCGACCGGAGTCGTAGTTGGCGATACCCGTGCGGCCAAATTATGACGCTGGGCAAGCAGCGATGCGATCTCACTAGCGGCACGCATGGCGAAGGTCTCTTCGGTCCTGGCCTCGATCAGTGTGGCGGCAAGGTCACGACCATCGAAAAAAACCAAACCAAGCGCAGGATCAATACTGATGTTGTCAACTGTGCCTTGCACCAGGCTTGTGAAAGACGCGCCGCCATCAAGACTAAACTGAACGTCCACCGGTATGTTGGTGGCGCTCGCCCAAAAAGCGACATTGGCCCACGGATCGGCGCCAAGCGCGGCCGTCACACTGAAGCGATCAGCGGCGTAGTAGTTGTTCGACAGAACGTCCGCTTGGATCGCACCAGTCAGAACTTGGCCATTGGCGAAAATGCGGAGGCGCGGTGAGCGGGAGGTCGAGACGAGGTCACTGCGCGGCAATTCCACCTCCGGCGTTCGGGTTGATATCAGGAATCAATAGTGTAACCACGCCCTTTAATAGTGGGTCAGATATCTGGTTCAATTCGGCGATACGAATCCACTGCGTTGCATCACCAAGCTCGGCTGCTGCGATTCGAAACAGGTTATCGCCGGCAACAGTAATTGCCTTCATGTCAGCTGCTCGCATTCGCATGATTGGTTGCAGCGCGGCGGACAAAAGCGCCCGAGGAGGTCAGCGACGCTAGTTGGCTACTTGCATCTGTTGCACTTGATAAGGCCTCGACGCCCTCCTGTGCGGAAGTGGCTGCGGCAAGACGATTCGACGTCAGCGTGGCATCTGCGGCGCTGGTCGAGTCCGCAATCGAGGACGCGGCTCCTATCAAGCCCGTTTGGGCAGACATGAAGGGGGCAGTACCCCGAGTCATGGCACCTGGAGCCGCCAACGTGGCTTGGAGCCCAGTGAGATCGATGCCGGTTCCATAAGCAAGCCCGACCGCAGTGCTGATATCGCCGACGACGGCGGAGGCGAGTGAGACGGCCACCTGTACAAGCGCCGATGCCTCATCTTGAACTACTGTACACCGTATCCAGTATGGGATCCATGAACCGTTACAATAATCAGCGAAGAATTCAGCGATAATGACGGTGTAGAAAAAGACGTCCCACGTCAGCGGCAGAGCCACCGCGGCGACGCGCAGCTCATCGACGCCACGGGCACGTAACGTAGCATCTGGCCCTGTGAAAATGCCCGCGAAGCATATGTCGGCATCGTCGCGGCCAAGCGTGTCGACGACACGGAGTCCAGTGGGCACTCGGTGTACTGCCAGGCGCTGCCTGCCGCCAAAGATAACGCCTGAGGGAACTTCGAAGTCCTGGAAGGCGACAGGACCAAGGATAAGGGCGACATCAGTCATAGAACTTGCCTCTCGAGGGAAGTTGTCCTGCATTGACCTGAGACAATGACCCGTCGGGGTAGAACAAGATAACGGTCACAACTGAGGCAGTCGTCACAGCACCGGCTATTGAAATACTTGCGATCCAGTTGGGCACAACGGCGGTGATGATCACATCAGTTTCTTTAGACACCCGTTGGCGCGCCGGGGAAGGTGGCCGTCATCCTCGGGTCGATGCCGGTTGTCATCGTTCCCGGACGTGACGCCTGGTTCTCTAGATAGGTGATCATCCATCGACCAAGTTCTGCGCCGTCAAGCACGAGCATGCCCTGTCGTGGCTCCTGATCACTTTCCTTTGACTTGGGTTCGTCGTCGACGAGAGCCGCAAGAGGCTTGCCTTTAGAGTGGTGGTTCTGATGAAGGTGTAATAGGGGGTCGAGACCAACTGTGGTTTCGTAACTTCGCAGCCCAACGTGCGGAGCCGGGTTGTTGATCGGCGCAGCGGAGAGATGCTCGACGCTTCCCGCCACTGCATGTGACGGTTGGACGGGAGACTCCTGTCGGCGGTCCGTGCGGCGGTCCTGTTTGACTATCAAGGCTGCAGAGACCGGTGACGGTGCAATTATTGGCGTATCACCGGAATCCGGGCTGCTCTCCTTGGGCTCAGACTCCAGTGACACCGTGTATGGGGTTGGCGCAAACGAGTGTGCGTGGCTAGCGTCGTCTGCGACACCTCGAATAACCCCCCGAGCCGCACCAATCTTGGATACGTCCAGTC